CGAGAACAACGGCAATGCTTCATCGCGAGAAAGCACCTAAGCAACATTGGATTTGGACGCGACCCGGCCGGCTCGAGCTCGCCGGCTATGTCGCCATCTTCATCGTCGTGCTGTTATTGGTCTATGGTTTTCTTCGATGACGCGATTGACCGTGCCAGAAGCCGCCCAATATCTGCGGCTCGCCAAGAGTACGCTCGATCATTACAGAAGCGCGGGCCAAGGTCCGCGCTTCATCAAACTCTCACGAAGAAAAATTCTTTACGACACTCGCGATCTTGATGCCTGGCTTAATCACCACAAGCAATCGTCAACTTCGGATCGTCCACAGCTTCGCCGTCGGCGGCGCCGGTCGAAATCTGTTATTTCAGCTTTCGACTGAGTTGTTTGATTACATCAACAAGCTCGTCGAGTTTGGCCGAAAAGCCTCCCAACTTTGGATGCTCTGGATATTTGTCTGCTAGTTTTTCGAGTTTAAGCAAGCTCGCGACCAACGATCGCAGCCAGCGCCCAGCATAACCCAATTCTTCATTGATCTCCGTTTCAATCTGGTCGGCTAAATAAGCATCACGCTCTGCTTTATCGATCTTACGTTGCTCCTTCATAAACTCATGCACGCGCTCTTGCACCTTAGCTTTAATAGTGCTTGCGCTAACAGTTTTCTTATCGGCACCTTTGGATGACATAATCTCCTTGGCAAGCGCCAGTTGCTCATCAACTGGGATTGCCTTTTTTGCGACGCTAGTCTGCACTGTCTCGCGAAATGCGTGAAATTGATGCTCGTTGTCAAACACATCAGCAGTGCGTTCGTTAAGCGTACGTTGCGGCACCCGCTTAAGCTTTTTAGGTTTGGCGACGGCTTGGGTTGTCGTTTTAGCTGCAACCGGCTCAGGATGTTCAAGCAATATTTGTTCGACCATCGTGTCGTAAACTATCGATTGTTTGAGCGCTGAAATAGCCTCACGGATCTGACGCTCAGTGCGCGGCGATAGTTCCGGTTTGCCCTGGCCGAGATAGGCGCGGATGACGTCAACGCCCAAAGTTCGATGCACATCAGACCCGGTTCTTAATTTAGTGCGAGTTTGCTTTATGCCTTTGACGCCATTGAAAAGCCGTTGAATTTTCTCCGGACAATTGTCCGAAGAAACCAGCCCCTCGATCAACCGCCGGGTGACGGCGGCGACTTCGTTCATGACGGCGCCGGGGCTGGAACCGCCTTGCGTGGCATTCTCGTCGGTCATCAAGCGCAGCATGGCATCGTCGTCGATGTCGTCGATATAGATCGGCAGCGTCTCGTATTGTTCTTTGCGAGCCGCTTCTAAACGGGCATGACCGCAACCAAGCTCGACATTGCCATTCCGGCGGCGGCCCTTGATGCCACCAAAGAAACCGTGATCCTTAATCGATCTGCGTAATTCGTTAACGTGATCAAGATCGATCGGGTGCAATTTTTTGTCGCGGTAAGGGTTCCAAACAATTTGCTCGATCGGGATATTTTGCAGCTTCATTGTCGTTCCCTCTTTGCTTGGTTGGTGGATCTTCGATCACGGCAACAACGTGCCCAGGCGCGGCTCGAACAAGCCAGCGCCCAGGCAGACGTTGCAGCGCAATGATCGGGTAGTCGCCCATCAAGAAAGGCTCTCGATGAGTTTCATTTCGCGGCGCAGTGTCGGCAGAAGCTCGACAATATTAAGCGCCTGATCGCGTGAGTAGCCTTTGGCCTCAAGCCGCAAAACCCATCGCTCGACAGTCTGCGCCTTGAACAAAGTTTTGAGTGGGGTTTGTAGCTTGGTGAGCTCGTCCACGCGGGCCTCAAGTTCGGCACGATCCTCATCGTCGAGCTCATCAAGTTTGATATCTTCGACAGCCTTCAACGAGGATTTGAGCGGCGACATGGCGCTCGTCACCGATCTATCGAATGCCGCCGCCGCTTTGTCATGGACGTGATCCGCAAGGCGCTGGACACTAAATATCTTGCGCTTGGGATCGCTGACGGCGATGACAAAACGCTCATCTTCGGCAAAACTCCGGCTGGAACCGCCGGTGTTTAGGTGACGGCGCAAGGCGCTCAGCTTTTTGGCGTCGTCATCGATCAGGAGATCGCTGGCAAGACCATCACTGTGCTCCTGCGCCCACGTGATGATTTCTTCGCCGCGAACCTTTGTCCCGAGGGGATAGACTTGGAGAAACGCCGCAGCGGCGTCCTCGTATTTGAGTAGTGATGCCATTGCATCCTCCATGATGATGAGTAACAATAAGATCAGGCTGGCCCTAACCTAAGGGGGGTAAGGTTAACCCTAACCGAATGATCGATGCAAGCGAAAAAGACGAAGGCCTAAAAGCAGCAATTGCCGCCGCCGGCAGCGCAAAAGCCCTCGCTAGGGCTGTGGGTATGAGCCTTCAGGCACTTTCCGAATGGAAACGAATTCCATCGCACCGCATTTTACAAGTCGAGGCCGTGACGGGAATTAAACGGGAAAAACTACGGCCAGATCTCTACCGTCGGAAAAACAATGCTTGATGTTTGGGATATGACCAAGATTTATAAGCCCGCATTTGGGTGGGTCGATGATATTCCGCCCACAATACGTCGTGCCGTTTTTGCGCGCGCTAAAGGCTGTTGCGAAGAATGCAATGCCAAAACCAAGCTCGAACTGCATCATCTAACCTATGATTATTTGCCGTTAGAACTGATCTTTGGCCGCGAAACGCCTGATGATCTTCGAGCACTTTGTCGTGAATGTCATCATCAGGCACACATCGATCCGGCTGGTGATTTTTGGATCGATCCACAGGAAATGAAAAATTATTGGCATTCAACTAGCGACCAGACGCAGCTTCGCCGCCGGCGCCGTCGGTCGCGTAATGCCTTCGATGTGATCGGCTAGCTTGGTCAGCGCCGCCGCCTTCTCAGCCAGATATTTGTGCTGATTGTATCGCGCCTCGATGCTGCCGGCGCTATGGCCGAGCACGGCCTCGGCAGTTTCGCGATTGATGCCGAGCTCGGCCATCATCGTGCGCGCGGTGCGGCGCAGATCGTGATAGACCCAGGCCGGCATTGGCTTGCGATGCTCGCGCCGGCGGATCAAGGCGATCGCGGCGTCGAGCTCGTCCTTCGGCTTGGCAAAGCCGTCGAGCGCAGTGGCGCCACCGTCCGACGAGAACACGAAGCCGCGGCGCCCCTTGGGCAGCAAGTTTTTGATCGCGGGGATCAGCGGCACGCAATGATCAACTTTGGTTTTGTATCGCGCCGCCGGGATTGTCCATTTGTCGCCGAACAATTCATCGCGGTGCATGTGCGCAACCTCGCAACGCCGGCATGCGGTGAGGAATAAAACCTTGACGTAAGCCGGGAAGCATTCGGGGACGTGCTCGATCTCATCGAGTGCGCGCCACACGTCAACGATTTCTTGTTCATCAAGGATCCGTGTGCGCAGCTTAGTCTTGTCGCGCACCATGCCGCGCACGATCGGCGTTTTGAAATCCTCGTCGCGCAGCTGCCACCAATTGAACGCCGAGCGCATCAGCGCGTGAGCGATGTGCGCCATGCGCGGGTGCTCCTTCTTGATGTTGTCGATAACCTTGGCGATGTCGGCACGGCGCAGATCGTAAATGCACTTTTCGCCGATTATCGGCCGCACATGGTTTTTGAGATTTTGCTCGATCGCAACCGCGCTGCGCAAGCCTTCCGGCTTGACGTGGAGCTCGAGGAATTGATCGAGCACATGATCGACCGTGTTCTCGGATCGCGCCGCGGCGATTTTTCGCTCGGCTGCCGGATTGCGCCAAGTAGCCACTTGGCCGGCGTACTTCTTGGCCTCGTCCCGCGCTTCCTTGACGGTAAGTGCGCCATAAAGTCCGATCGAAATCCAACGCCGGCGCCCGGTTGCCCTGTCAGTGTATTGATAGCTGAATGACACGACCCCGGTCGGCAATCGCCGCGCGAGGAACCCTTTGATTAGTGTGTCGGTGATGTGAGCACCGACGGCGAGGTTTTTGACCTCGCGCTCGGTGATTTCTTTCCTAGCCATTTGCTCCCCCCTATCTTAGCAAAGCGTGGCATGTGCCGTGACAAGGCAATCGCGAGGCGGCTGATAGCTTGGCCTTGCGTTACTCG